ATCAGCACGTCACAAGCCCTGATGTTCTGCCAGTCCAGGCGGATCGGCACCCTGCTGCTCTTCTGGATGTCCGGTGCGATGTCAGCCACCACGCAGTACAGCACAACGTCGTGCCCTGCGTCGTGCAGGAGGTTGGCTGTGTTGAGGATTGTGGTGGGACCGCCGTGCTTCCTGAGGTGCGGGGTGATGATCGAGATCGTGTGCCTGGACGGTACGAGATCGAGTTTCTTCTCCATCAGCTTGATGAAGTTGGCCGCGCCCTTGTTCCGACTGTGCATCCTCGCCGTCTTCAGCCCCTGCTCCTTCAACTGTGCCAGTCTCTTCGGCTCGTTGAACATGAGGTTGTAGATCCTATCCGCTATCACCGCAACAGGTGTCTTGTTCTTGAGGATGACGGCATCAAGGTCGTTCGTAGCGTACTCGTTGATGCCCTTGTTGTCCCAGCACACAGGCACCACGCCCGAGGCCATGGCCTCCAGCGAGGGGAGCCCGTAGCTCTGGTTGATGGAGGGGTCGCAGTACACGTCCACCTCTGACCCGAGGATCTTGGCAAACCTCGGCTGGTTCAGGACACCGAGGCCCACGATGTACTGGGCTTCCTGCACAGACTCAACGCCGTTGGCGAGTATCCTGAGTTCCTTCTTGTTCTCTTTGCACATCGCGTGGAGTTGTTTGCACAGCGCCACGCCCCTGTCGTTACCCTTGAACGGGTACCCTGTGTTGCCGAGAGAGATGAGCAGTGTCTTGCGCTCGTCACCGTCTTCTCTACCCTTGGGAAAGAACATTGTCTCATCGTACCCAGGGCTGAAGTGACCAGCCACGTCTATGTACTGCGCCATCTTCGACGCCACCCACTTGCTGTTGGTGATGGTGTAGTCGGCCAGCTTGTTGGCGTTCTTGATAGTGGTGGCCAGCTCCTTCTCGGGAGCCAGTGATACGTCATCACTCTGTGACAGGTGCAGCGAGGTTAGCGCCGGGTCGTCGGCGCACACAGAGGCCACCATACTCATCAGCTCACCTGTCCCTGCTACCACGATGCCAGCATCGAACACTCGTTCCTTGAAGTTCTGGATGAAGTCGGGTGCGCCTTCGAACAGCACCGGCCCCGATCTCAGGGATGAGACAGGGTTTGTATCGGACTTCTTCTCTCGCTTGACATGCACCACCTTGGCGTCGACGTTGTTGTCGTTGAGCCGGTTGACGATGTCAGCGATCACCCTCATGCCACCGCAGTTCTCGGTGCTGTACACCACGAACGCAATCCTGTACTTGGGGTTCTCCTTCTGGATCAGCGGGACGGCGATGGGTGTCCTGAGCTGGTGGAGGGATCTCTTCACGTCGAACGTCTTCTGCCAAGAGGGGAACCCAGGCCAGATCTTGTGGAACCGGGACGACCCTGACTTGCGGAGGCCCATGTGCTCCTCTTCACCAAGGATGTTGAACGACGACCCTCTCTCATGGAAGATGTACGTGTCATCAGCCAGCACGGCACGCCAGTTCGACACCGCTCCGTCCACGACACGGGTGATCGTCCGCATCCAGAAGTCGGTCTCCTCTCCGTATGACCCGTAGCCCTCATCGAAGGTACCAATCTCTTCCACCAAGGAGCGGGGGAACATGAAGCAGAATCCGGTGGGCATGATCTCAGGGTACAGGTGATGGGACAGCTTCTCGAATGCCCTGTTCATGTCCTGATAGTCGTAGCCCTGCTGTAGCGGGATGTTGATGAGTGCGGTGTTGTTGGTGCAGGGGTTGACGATCTTGTTGCGCTCGTCTGCCTCCAGTGCCATCACCATCTTCATCAGCCACCCTTTGGTGACCATCACATCCGAGTTCAACAGGCACACATAGGGGCTGTCACCGAACTCGATGCCACGGTTGACGGTGGCGGCGAAGCCTCGGTTCCTCTTGTTCCACAGCACGGTATGCTGGGGGAACTTCGCTTCGAACTCACGCAGCCACGCACGGGTGGCCTCGTCGGGTGAGGCGTCGTCCACGATAATGAGTTTGTATGGCCACTGGGTGTGGATCATGACCGACTCGACGCAAGGGATCAGGACGTTGAGCCCACCGTACACAGGCAGGACGATGTCCACTACGTGTGTGCCCTTGGACAGCACACCAGTGAGGGCCGTAGCTGAGTTGGCGTTGCCCTTGACGAGGTTGCCTCCCTCCTGCAAGATGAGCTGGGCCATGCCGTCGAGCTGCTGTTGCAGCTCCGGTGAGACACCACCGCTGCCGGTCGCATCAAGATCAGTAACGAACTTCGCGACCTCTTCTGGCGTCTTCTCTATCCAGTTACCCTTCGCATCAAACGACATGAGTTACCTTTACCCCCGCTGCCTTCAGGATCTCTAGTCCCTTAGCGAATTCATTGGCCCACTGATCCCACCTACCATTCTCATAGAAGGGGTCGTTCTTCTTCGTAGGAACATACACCTCAACCACCCCGGACTGTACGAACGCACGGGCGCAGTGTGTGCAGGGGTGGGACGTTACGTATGCCGTGGAGTGTTGTGTCTTGACCCCATTGAGAGCTGCGTTGTAGATACAGTTCCGCTCAGCGTGCTCTGTCCAGTCGTACTTCTCCGGTCTTACCAATCGCTCCGGGTGCTCTTCATCCTTTTCGTCCACGCCCCGAGGGAATCCGTTGTACCCGGTGGAACCTACCGTGTTCATTGGTGTAGCCAGCACACAGCCGACCTTGATTGAATCGTCCGTAGACTTGCTAGCGACGAGGTACGCCATCTCCATGAAGTATGCTGACCACCGGAGTTCGCTACTCATGCACAGCCCCTGTTGTCACACTCGCGCGGGACGAACACACCACTATCAGTCATGTGAACGTCGACCCCATCGGCGTTATGGAGGCCGCACTCGTAGCAGTTGGACCGCTTGTGCTTGCAGATCTCGACCACCGCACCTGGGGCGGGGCGTATCTCTAGCTGCTCTTCGTCGGGCTTCAGATTCTTCAGCCGCTTCTCCTCCGTCATGCGTGCTTCCTCTGCACGTAGGGCTGCGTACCCTAGACCGTCACGGAAGTCGTCGTACTTGTACTTGCCCTGGACCGAGCGGCACTTCTTCAGCACCTCCATGAACAGCCAGCCATCCTCGTTCGACAACGTGTGCCCCGTGATAGCGTTGAACGCAGTCACGCAGCGGGGGATGGTGCGCTCGCCGTCAGACTGATCTCTCTCCTCACCGCGCTGGATGATCGTTGCCTTGGCGTCGTCAAACACCCATTCGATATGCTCTCTTCCCATCAGTCTGTCTCCTCTGCCGGTACGATAGTCCCTGTGGTGAGGTCGATCACCTCACCCTGTTCAAAGTGTCGTTCTAGTACGTTGCCGAAGCAGCGTATGTGAACGCGCCAGTCACCTGAAATGATGATGTACATCCCATCCTCGTAGCCCATGAACTTCTTGCACTTGGCACACCGGGGCGGCATCTTCTGAGAGCGCACACTCTTGAGGTTGTCCTCTCTATGCCCCGCACCCGATTCAACCCTCGCCTGATCCATCTCCGAAGCCTCGGCTATCACCTCTTCGGATGGGACGAACCACTCACGCCAGTTCCTTACGGTCACCGCTGAAGCCTGTTATTGAACTCAACGATGTGAGCGTATGCCTCATGCATACTACCATACACCTCATGGGAATGGTAGTAGATCCACGGGGATAGCTGCAAATCCAAGGGATTCACAACGATCACACGCTTGTTCCGCATGTGCGCCAGGATGATCTCCATAGCTGTGCCGGTGCTGGGCTGGGTGTAGTTCACCAACACCACGTCCGACATCTCTATGTCGATCTTGTCCTCTTCCACAAGGTTAGGCAGTACACTCTCCGGGTCATCCCCGTACTCAGTGTAGCGGTAGTCACGGTCCATAGGATTCAGGGTCGTGATGCCGAAAGAGTTGAGGTGCTCTGTTGCAGCCTCCCTCCACTCTCCTGCTTCGTCGTCAGTACATCCCGCCATGGGGCCACATAGGTAAACTCGCATGGCTTTCACCTCCCCTATCATTTCTTTCCTTTCTTGATTGGTTTATTGTTGTACCACTTCGATGACGAACAGGTGCCATACTTCAAGCACCCTGGCTTCGTGCAGCGGAACTGTGTCTTACTGACACCCGCTGTACTGATACGATCCTTCTCCCACTTGGTGTCGCTGTCACCACAGTGCGCGCAGTCCTGCATGGAACTTCCCTTGTGGCCGATGGCATTGGTGTAGGGAATGAACGCTTCATACACCCTCATCGTCTGGTCGACATCGCGTTCACAGTACTCGATCATCGAAAGCAGAGCTTGCTTGTCCTTCTTGAACACCACGTCCTGCCACAGCCCCGGCGGCGGCTCGATCTTACCCTCTAGTCCGAGGAACTTGGCGATGTACTTTAGACCGTTTCCTTGGAACCTGAAGTACTTTTTCGCTGCTTTCCAAGTATCTATTGTGATGAAGTCGGGCGGGCACGGGAGCCTGTGAAATAGGCAGCGCGTACGCAGCCACTTGATGTCGAAGTTGTCTGAGTTGTGACCAATGACGGTACCCGCCGTCTGAAGGATGGGGATGAACTTCTTGAGCAGCGCCTTGTCATTCTGCTTAGCGTCCCACTGCAACGTATGGATCTTAGGATCCCCCTCCCATTGGTAGCTGATGCAGATCACTGCTGGTTCCTTGACGAGGTTACCCGCCGGTACGTTGATGCCGTACCCTCCCCGCCATAGCCAATAGATCGCCGGGGAGACCTCGATGTCAAACACCAGCCTGTCACCTGTGTGGTCTACTACCTTACTCATCTATGTCTCCTCTTAGTATCTGCTGTGCCGGTAGCTCTTCAAGATAAGCTGAGGCTGCTCGTAGCAGAGTAATACTATCTTTGAATTTGGCGATGGCTCCGTTGCATCCCCAACACAATAATCCTCGTACTCGTTTCCGTGTCTCTTCCGGAGGCTGCTTCTTGTCCCTCTTCACATGACGGTGATCAACGTGAAGCCTCCGTTGGCCGGGCTTGGGTACCTTCTCACAAATGAAGCAGGCACCTTGCTGCAACTCAAGTATCGCCTCGTACTCAGCCTCGGTGATACCGTAGGTGCGCCTGAGGTAGTTGTCCCTAGATGTCCTAGCCACGTCGCCTCCAGATCATCATCCAACAGATCAGCAGGCTACCAGCCAGCACCACCATCCACCCGTCAGGCTCAGGCACAGGCCAGATCACGGTGAGGTCGTCACTCTCTGGTCCGATGAGTAGCTCACCATCGGGGCCGGTCACGAACCCGGCGACGCTGTACACATGAGGCACGTCGTAGTCTACCCGGCACACCTCCTGCTCACTGTTCCACGCCACGATCCCCGGCAGGGCATCCTCATAGAAGTAGTGGAACTCAGCGGGGGCTTCATCAATGAAGTCCCATGCCGGGGTCCACGCTATGAAGGCGCACAGTGTGAGGATCGGAATCATCTAATTCTTCGGTGCGTCGCCATAGGTAACGTCCATCATGAAGCGCACTGCCATCGCAGCGAGTTGCTTCACTTCCTCTTCGACATCGTCCTCATCTCCCCAGAACGCAGCCTTCTTGAACTCTTCGAACTCTTCCTCCACGATGGCCACGCCTTCCTTCTGTGACCGGAACGGGGGGAAGGAACCGATGGCTGAGATGTACTCGTCAGCCACGATCTGGAGGATATCCTCCAGCTTGGCAATCATGTCCTTGTACTCCTCATCGTCACCGAGTTCGGCGCATCCATCTTCTACCAGTACATCAATCATCTTGTTCATCCTCATAGATGAGTCGCTCGTTTTCCATGGCTGACTCAAAGTTCGACCTCAGGGTCAGATGTTCCGCCATCTTGGACAGTGAATCCCTACGCAGGACGCATGTCTCTACCTCCAGCAACCCGCTGGCCCTGCGTGTGACAACAGCGCACTCAACAACCGGGTCCGTCACAGTCCTGTTGCCTTGTCCCATTGTCTCTTTGACAAGGTTGATCCCGATTTGATTAACGTCGAGCTGGAACTGACCTACGTCCAG